CGATGGTCAAAGCGTGACTTAACAGGTCAAATCATCAAGAAATCCACCGAAAGACACGGTGTTGATGAGTGGGAAGTCATTGAATTTCCCGCAATCATGCCATCCGGACTGCCACTTTGGCCTGAATTCTGGCCTTTGGCAGAACTTGAGGCAACCAAGGAAGAAATCACCAGCAATGGCAACCTTGGCAAGTGGAATGCCCAGTATATGCAGAACCCAACCTCGGAAGAGGGTGCGCTTATCAAGCGTGAGTGGTGGCGTGAATGGGAAAAAGAAGATCCTCCTGAGTGTGAGGCAATCATTCAGTCATGGGACACGGCATTCCTGAAGACACAGCGTTCTGACTACAGCGCGTGTACCACATGGGGCATCTTCTACAGGATTGACGACAGCGGTGTGCCAGTTCCAAACGTCATTCTTCTTGATGCGTACAAGGAAAAGCTGGAATTCCCAGAACTGAAGAAGATGGCAAGGGAAAAGTACTTTGAGTACGAACCCGACCAGCTTGTTGTTGAGAAAAAGGCATCAGGCGCGCCTTTGATTTTTGAACTCAGGCAGATGGGACTTCCAGTAACAGAGTTCACACCAAGCCGTGGTAATGATAAGATTGCACGTGTGAACGCGATTGCAGATCTCTTTTCTTCCGGATGCATCTGGCATCCACCAACGCGCTGGGCATATGAGGTCATTGAGGAATGCGCTGCATTTCCTTCAGGTGATCATGATGACTTTGTCGATAGCACTTCCCAAGCCCTGATACGCTTCAGGCAGGGCGGATGGATTAGGGTTGATAGCGATGAATGGGAAGATGAAGTCGATGAGGGAAGACAAGTGGAATACTACTGATCCTGAAAAGAAAAAGTTCTCACTTGAGATGCTTCAGGAACACAAGAAGCTTGTCATGAAGTACCGAAATGCCATGAAGGCACTTGGGGGCGTTGGAAGAAAATCTTCTCACACACTTCTAGGCGTTGAGGAAATGGCAAGATCAAACCTAAAAGCGTATGAAAGATGTCATGGAATAACCGAAGACGACAACCATCTTCTGTGACTTCAGCATACCGCTTCCTAAACAGCACGAACTTCTGCTATAGTTCGATTGAACTTTTTCTGGAGAGTCAGAATGCCAATCACCAAACCTCTGATGCCGTTTGATTCGCCAATGATTGATGAGGTTGATCCCGTCGATGCCATCGATATTGAGATCTCGGAAGATACGACAACCACGCCGACAGAAGACGGTGGAGTCGTCATTCAGTTTGGCGCTGATGAGGAAGAGGAAAACGTAGACGTAGAACATGGCGACAACCTAGCCGATTTCATTGATGATTCAGATCTTGAGGGCATGGCATCTGAACTCATTGATGATTTCATCAACGACCGAAATTCCCGCAAGGAATGGTCAATGGCATACATCAAGGGTCTTGATCTCCTTGGACTGAAGATTGAAGAGCGCAGTCAGCCTTGGCAGGGCGCATCCGGCGTGTTCCACCCCATGCTGACAGAATCTGTTGTCCGCTTCCAAGCTCAGGCAATGGGTGAAATGTTCCCGGCATCTGGACCAGCCCGCACCAAGATCATGGGCAAAGAGACAGCAGAAAAGCTGAAACAGTCTCAGCGCGTAGAGACTGAGCTTAACTACCTTCTGACAGAAAAAATGCCTGACTACCGCAGTGAGCTTGAACAACTTCTGTTTCGGCTCCCGCTGGCTGGCTCCGCATTCAAGAAGGTTTACTTCGATCCAATCCGCGAAGTCCCTGTCGCAACATTTGTTCCAGCAGAAGACTTGGTTGCCTCCTATGGTGCATCAAGCCTAGAGACCTGCCCACGCTTCACTCACGTGATGCGCAAGACCAAGAATGAAATCTTGGAACTTCAGGCGGTTGGCTTTTACCGTGATGTAGACCTCGGAAGCCCTTCTCCAGAGAAGTCCGACATCCAAGAGAAGTACGATGATCTTGATGGATCTGATGACACCATGTTTGATGATGGTCGCTACACCATCCTTGAGATGTACGTTGACATCAATATGCCTGAGGGATTCGATGACCCTGATGGAATTGCACGTCCACACATCATCACCATCGAAAAGGGTTCTATGGCAATCCTGTCTATCCGCCGCAACTGGCGGGAAGACGATGAGAAGAAGCGGAAGCGGATGCACATCATCCACTACCCATACCTGCCCGGCCTAGGCTTCTATGGCACTGGCTTGATCCACTTGATTGGTGGACTTGCCAAGTCTGCCACATCCATCATGCGTCAGTTGATCGATGCTGGTACCTTGGCAAACCTGCCCGCTGGTTTGAAGTCTCGCGGTCTGCGCATCAAGGGCGACAACACACCACTGCGTCCCGGCGAATTCCGCGATGTGGATGTTCCCGGCGGAGCTATCCGGGATGCCATCACCTTCCTGCCGTACAAGGAGCCGTCTTCGGTTCTGTACCAGCTACTTGGCAATGTGGTTGAAGAAGGACGCCGTATTGGTTCTGTTGCAGATGTTCAAATCAGCGACATGAATTCTCAGGCACCAGTCGGAACTACACTTGCACTGCTTGAGCGCAACATGAAGGTCATGTCTGGTGTTCAGGCACGTCTTCACGCCGCCATGAAGGACGAACTTCGACTGATTGGCGAGATCATCCATGACCACATGGACAAGGAATACGCATACGACATGGGCGGAGAATTCAACCGCATCGAAGATTTCGATGGTCGCGTTGATATCATTCCGGTGTCTGATCCAAATGCCTCGACTATGGCGCAGCGGATCATGCAGTATCAGGCCGCTCTTCAGCTATCCACTCAGGCACCGCAGCTTTACGATATGGGCAAGCTTCACCGCCAGATGCTTGAGGTTCTTGGCATTCAAGATGCTGCTGACATCATCAAGTTGCCTGAAGACATCAAGGCGAAAGACCCAATCAGTGAGAACATGGCGATCCTGAAGCAGGAACCTGTGAAGGCTTTTGACTATCAAGACCATGAGGCTCACATCGCTGTACACCAAGCGGCAATGCAAGATCCAAAAATTCAGCAGATCCTTGGTCAGTCTCCATTTGCTGAAGCAATTCAGGCTGCTTTCATGTCTCACGTCAATGACCACGTTGCTCTCCAGTATCGCAAGGATATTGAAAAGCAGCTTGGCGTACCTCTTCCTGCCGAAGGTGAATTTATGCCTGAGGATGTTGAATTCGAACTTTCAAAACTTTCTCAACTTGCAGCGCAGAAGCTTCTTGCCAAGAATCAGGCTGAAGCAGCGCAACAAGAAGCGGATCAGAAAGCTCAAGATCCAGTCATGCAAATGCAAATGAAGGAGCTTGAACTGAAAGAGAAGAAGATCATGGGAGAGCTTGAGATTGAAAGGCAGCGTTTGCAGATCAATGCTCAGAGCAACGCTGAAAACATTGCCGTGCAGCGTGAACGCATCAAGTCTGAAGACTCGCGTGAGGGTGCAAGGATTGGTGTGCGCATCGCTCAGGATACAGCAGAGGCGGAACGCGCAGACAAGAACGAAGGCGTTCGCATGGGGATTGAAATTGCAAACCGCCTTGCTGACCGCAATAATCAGAGAGGTGAGTGATGGAAGGTCAAATCTTTGAAGCTCTAATGCTTCGCTTAAACCAACAGAAAAATTCTATAGAACTTTTTCTGGCAAATGGCGGCGCAAAGAACTACGACGAATACTGTCGGATGGTTGGTGAGTATTCATCCCTCCTGAAGACAGAAGGAGATATCAAGGAAATCGAACAACGGTTCCTTGATAGCTAAGGTCTTGCTTGAGCGGCAGGTGTCGGTGGGCCTTAAACCACTGCTGGAGGAAAAATGTACACTAAAGACACGAATGACGACGAGGTCACGATGGCAAAGCTGCCAGAACCTCGCGGTTACAGAGTTCTGATCGCAATCCCTGAGATCAGCATGAAGACCGAAGGTGGAGTCTATATCCCCGATAAAATTCGAAATGCAGAAGAGACGGCATCACTGATTGGTGTCGTCCTGAAGGTTGGACCTGAGGCATACTTGGACCCAGTACGATTCTCTTCTGGTGCTTGGTGCAAAGAAGGTGACTTCGTCATCTTCCGTTCCTACTCAGGAACACGATTCAAAGTTCACGGAAAAGAATTCCGACTGATCAATGATGATACGGTTGAGGCAGTTGTTGAAGATCCACGGGGGTATAGCCGCGCATGAGTGATCCATTTGAAACCGAAATCGACTTGGACCTGTCCGATGACATCGAAGTCGAGATTGTCGATGACACACCAGAATATGACCGCGATAAGCAGCGCCGTGCTGATGGTGTAGAGCCAAGCATTCCTGATGACGATGAGATTGCATCGTATTCTGAAAGTGTTCAGAAGCGAATCAAGAAGCTTCGCTATGACTTCCATGAGGAACGCCGTTCCAAAGAAGAAGCAAAGCGATTGTCTGATGAGGCAATCAATGCAGCAAAGAAGCTGCATGAAGACAACATTATGCTTCGCCGCACGATTGAAGAGGGTGAGGGAATCCTGATCAATCAGGCAAAGCAACGCCTTGCCATGCAGCTACAGCAGGCAAAGTCTGAGTACACCAATGCGTATGAAGTTGGTGATGCTGATGCAATTGCTGAAGCTCAGATGAAAATGACGGACCTCAAGAATGAGGAATATCGCCTTCATGGCATGAAGCCACATAAGGCTGTCGTGACTCCAAGCCCGGTACCACAGCAGACTCCACAGCAGCCAAAGGCATCCACAAAGGCAGTTGACTGGAGCGCAAGCAATCAGTGGTTCGGAAGTGATCCTGAAATGACGGAATACGCATTACGGGTCCACAAACGCATCATTCAAGAAGGTGTTGCTCCGGAGTCCAATGAGTATTACAATAAAATTGATGATTCTGTTCGCAGGGTCTTTCCGGAGAAGTTTGCAAGCGCACGAAGTGAGGACAGAACTCAGCGCAAGCAAGTTGGTAACGTGGTTGCCCCCAGTGGTCGGCAGACAACTGGAAATCCACGCAAGGTAACTCTGTCCTCGACTCAAGTCGCTCTCGCCAAGCGTCTAGGTCTAAAGCCTGAACAGTATGCGGCGCAACTTTTGAAGGACTCGTCCAATGGCTGAACGTACACCACGCACCGAAACCACCCGTGAAAGTACTAAACGCCGTGAGGGCTGGCAGAGACAATCTTTGCTTCCTACCCCCGAACCACGTGATGGGATGAAATTCCGTTGGGTTCGCACATCCACCTTGGGTCAGGAAGACAACAAGAATGTTTCGAGTCGTTTTCGAGAGGGCTACACGCCTGTGATCGCAAAAGACTTTCCCGAACTTATGGTCATGTCCGATCATAATTCGCGCTTCAAAGACAATGTGGAAGTGGGCGGACTGCTTCTATGTAGCATCCCCACCGAATTTGCTGATGAGCGTATCCAAGGTCAGGCTGAAATCTCGCAGAAGCAGATGGACGCTGTGGACAACAGTTACCTCAGGGAAAGCGACCCACGGATGCCTGTTCTGCGGCCAGAACGGTCATCCAAGACTACGAACTTTGGCAAGTAATTGCCTGAAATGAAACCCTAAACCAAGGAGCAGATCATGTCTTCTGTTGCTACTGGTTACGGATTTAAGCCGGTCAACCTGATTGGCGGTCAATCCTTCAATGGCGGTGTAATCCGCGAATACAAGGTTGCAGCGAATAACAGCGCAGCAATCTTCAATGGCGACCTTGTCGTCCTGTCGTCGGCTGGTCAGCCTTCGGCTGTTGTCACCACTTCTCCTGTTGCAATCAAGATTCCAGCAACGTCCGCTGACGCTACTGCTGGCATCGTTGGTGTTTGTGTTGGCGCTCGCTATGTAAATGGCGCTACCAAGCAGCCAATCTGGCAGAACTATTTGCCAGCAAATGCTGTCACCAACTCGGTGTCCGGCACTGAGGTTTGGGTTCAGGTCATGGACGATCCTGACGCTCTGTTCCAAATCAAAGGTTCCGCAGCACTTGGTACGTTCAACTCCGGCACCGCTGGCTCCGGCTGGCCGGGCGCTGTTGGGAAGAACGCGGCTTTGGGCTTTGGTTCTGGCGGCAACACCACCACTGGCATTTCCAGCTTCAACTTGGTTGTTGGTTCTAACGGCGGTTCGCTGGCTGCAACTTCGACTCTTGCTTTGCGCATCGTTGACGTTGTTCGCGGCACTGAGTCGGATGATTATCCTGAGTTCATCGTAAAGCTGAACGTGGGCGTTCATTCCTACAACAACTCGCTCGGCGTATAAGGAGGGCTGATCAATGGCAATTTCACGCGCACAGGCTCTCAAAGAACTTCTGCCCGGTCTGAACGCTCTGTTCGGTCTGGAATACA